TGCCAATCTTCCTGACAGAACGTATCACAAAATAAACCAGCGTCTAGTGGTTCTTGGCAGTTGTAGCATTGCCCTGAATATGCCAGCTTTACCGCCGTTGCTAGCGTTCTGCTTATTGCTGCATCTCTGTACTTTTGCTCTATCTCACTTGCTCTATCGAATTCATCCATTTTTACAACCTTTCCAAATTTTCAAAACCATGTGCTCAACATTATCGGCATACTCGTCACCGTGTAATTTTTTCCAGTAATCCAAACACTCACGGCGGTACTCTTTCGTTTTGCTCGCTATTAAAAACGCTGCGGCTTCTGGAACTTTAAGCACTCGAGTTTAACGCTTCATTTACTAATTTCAAACTCGCAGAAGGATATTTTTCAGGATTTTCAACAATCGCTCTCGCCCAGTCTTTGAAATCACGTTTTTCAGAACTTAGACGTGCGCTCAGTTCTTTAACGTGCTTTTCTATTTGCTCAGGGTTTGGAACGGTATGCCCTGGTGCTGGTAACTGTATTCGATACTCAGGGATTGTGTCAGCTTTGGCGTTAGTGATTGCATTCGCCCACCGTGTTTTAATCTGCTCCCATGACAGGTTATTTAAATCGAACTGACCTATCGACACTGCCGCCCAATACACCTCAGGCCTGCTCCATTTGTCGGGCTTATTGCCTTGCAACCTTATACGCATTTGCTCACTTGCTTCAACCCATTCTGCGCGAGCATCAATAGGTGGTCGGCACGCTGATTTAAATTCGTCGCAGCTTGGCGGGTAAGTGAATTGCTTTACAAGTCCACGCTTAATATCGTCTGGCGAATACCCAGCCAACTCCTCAGCCCAAACTTTTTTAGCGTTCTCTATGCCAACATCATCACCAGCAGCATTCAGCTTTCCAGCACGGTACTTGTCTAAAAACTGGTTTCCAAAACGACCATGCAACCGCATAAAAATGCGTTCCGTCCACGAATCAGGAAGCGGGGTAAATTCTTGTAAATTCTGCGTCAATTGCTTTTTCATATTGATCAACTCCGTTCAGGTGTCCTAGATGCTCGTCCTTGAAAATTGACCGAGCTGCGATTTGCCGCGCATCTTCTTTAGTTTTCCCTGGTGATGCGCTGCTAGGTGGAGAACGGATTATTGCAGGCAACCCATCCTCCCAAAGCTTCCCATTGAGATACGTCATCGGAGCTGGCTCATAACCAGAAATCCATTTATCAGTTATTTTCAAGGCCGCAATATGAACAATAATTGTTTCAGCAATAGAGTCTAAATTTTTAGCTTTCCAGTAAGACGAGCATTTCGCTTTTTGGGTTTTGCGATCAGTTGCTGGCCAGATATTCCAAAATTCATCGAAGCGTAAACAAGTACGATCACTAGAATCGGACGATATATTATTATTTTCTTTATCTGTATCTGTATCTGTATCTGTATCTGGCGTTCGTTTGCGTTCTACTTTCGTTCGTTTGCGTTCGTTTGCGTTCGGTTTTTCTGGAATTGGCGGTTTTTTAGCCTCTCTCCATGCTTTTGCACGCTCTGCTCCACCATCTTCGCGCTCAACCTGTCTTTTAGACCAGCCAGAAAGTTTATCACCATCCAAAACTCGACCTTGCATAGCGGAAAGAATTACATCAACCTGTTCACATTCCAAATCTAGTGCGCTTGCAATATCTTCGTTGCATACATTTTGCGTTCGCCCGCGTTCGGTTGCGTTCGATGCGTTTACTAGAAGGTGAATATAAACAGAAATTACCGCAGGTATCGATTGTTTTGATACGCGGGCAATAGTTCTCCACTTTGGATCATTCGGCATGTCGTGCCATAGCCGCAACCATGATGTAGCCATTACTCACACTCCCTTCATCGCAGCCATTTCAGCCATGACAACTTTGTAAGTCTTTGGTTTTCGGTATCTTATAAGCTCTAAGCAATCAAGAGGGATTGAGTTTCTGCGCCAATTGCTTACTACTGTCGCGCTCTTACCCATCATTTTTGCCGTGGTATTAGTTCCGCCAAGCGCGTCTATCATTTTGTTAGCTAATATATCCATATCATGTCCTTTAGTTAAGTTACACGATCATCATAACCTATATTTTAACAAGCTGGAATTAAATTATTTTAATTTTTTGAATAAAAAGTGTTGATTATTGAATTTGTTTAGCATATCATTCGTCAACGGTTACAAATTTCAACGAGCGAATAGGAGTTAAAAATGTACAAAGGTAAATATGGCATTACGCAACAAAGCGGAAGATATACGCGCCATGATTTTAAGCTAGACCCAGAGAATACTCTGTTTTTCCGCGCGATATACTTGTCGCTAATTGTTGGGGTCATTGTTTGTGTGGCGTTAGGGTGGATGATATGAACCAAACGGAGTGGGTAACTAAAAGGATTACAGAGCTAATGTCTGGCCGTTATCGTTGGAACGGAGTAGATAATCTGCGCTACTGGCTGGAAAGCCTAGACGTGGCTGAGGCGGAAATTATTGAGGATCAGATCAGTAGCCTTAATTTTGGTGCGCTTAAACAGCAAATTTTTAGCTACGCATGGACATCAGCATACGATGTGGCAGTTTATGAATATGAACATTTGGAGGAATTAAAAAAACATGAGCAAAATATTGGCGGGGTGGCGAGATGAGTAATTCACAAGTTATTAAAAAAGAGAATTTACCAGCAATGGCAATGGACGAAACCGAACTAATGAATGTTTTGCGTAACTCGCTTTACACTGGTGCTCAGGACGAATCTATCAAGCTGGTAATAAGTTATTGCAAAGCGTCAGGACTTGACCCAATGCAAAAACCTGTTCATATCGTGCCTATGTACACATCAACAGGCAAGAAAGACGCAAAAGGCTATGACATTAAAGCGATGCGAGATGTAGTAATGCCCGGCATTGGCTTATATCGCACTCAGGCAGCACGTTCAGGTCAATACGCTGGCGTTAGTGAGCCAGAGTTTGGAGAAGATGTCACAGATGATTTGGGCGGTGTAAAAGTGATCTATCCAAAGTGGTGCAAAGTGATCGTAAAGCGCCAGATGGAAAGCGGCGCGATTGTTGAATTTGCCGCCAAGGAAATATGGAAAGAAAACTACGCAACAAAAGGCAAGGATAGCGCAACACCTAATTCAATGTGGCTTAAACGCCCTTATGGTCAAATTGCAAAGTGCGCAGAAGCACAGGCATTGCGCAAAGCCTTTCCTGAGTTTGGCTCACAGCCTACTGCTGATGAAATGGAGGGTAAACCCTATGATGACGGTGCGCCTGCTTATGTGAACACAAAAGTAACTCCAGCCAGCGCAGCAGCATTAAGTATTGCAGATGGTTATGACAATTATGAGATTGATCAATTGCCATGGATTGAAGCAGCCGCAAAAAACGGAAGCAAGGCGCTTGAATCTGCTTTTAAGTCGATGGATAAGTCACAACACAAATCTTCTTTATGGACAAAGCATGGCGTGGCGCTAAAAGAAACAGCCGCATCGGCGGATTTTGTAATAGATATTGAAGAATCAGAGGTGACAGAATGAATGCAATATTGAAGATGGATCAGCGAACTCCTGAGTGGTTTGAGTGCCGCTTGGGTAAGGTTACTGCCAGCAAGATAAACGATGTAATGGCTATTCTAAAATCAGGGGGGGAAGCGGCGACACGTAAGAATTATCGCGCCCAACTTGTATGTGAACGACTGACAGGAACAAAACAAGATACGTTTACCAATGCGGCAATGCAATGGGGAACGGATGCGGAGCCGTTAGCCAGAGCCGCGTATGAGGCTTATACAGGCGATATGGTGAATGAGATAGGCTTTATTGAACATACATATATAACGATGTCAGGCGCGTCACCTGATGGGCTAGTTGGTGACGATGGGATGGTCGAGATTAAATGTCCGAACACATCAACTCATATGGAATGGCTAATTTCAGGCGGCGCACCTACTGAACATCATAACCAGATGTTATGGCAAATGGCTTGCGCTGGTAAGCAATGGTGTGACTTCGTGAGCTTTGATCCACGTATGCCGACTGACCTTCAGTTAATGATAGTTCGCTTCGAGCGAGACGATTCTCGGATAGATACAATTACTCAGTCTGTTATTAAATTCTTGTCTGAGGTCGACGATATGGTTGACCAGTTAATGAAATTACAAAAAGCAGCATAACCAAAGGAATAATCATGGCTTCAGTAAATAAAGTGATTCTTGTCGGAAACATCGGGAAAGACCCAGAGACTCGTTACATTCCTAGCGGTGACGCTGTTGTGAATTTAACCTTAGCCACTACCGACACTTGGAAAGATAAGCAGGGAGAGAAGCAGGAACGCACAGAATGGCATCGTATAGTTATATTCGGAAAACTGGCTGAGATAGCAGGAGAATACCTTAAAAAGGGTTCACAGGTATATTTTGAGGGTGCTTTAAAGACTCGCCAATGGACAAATAAAGAAGGTAACGACCAGTACACCACTGAAATTATTGCAGACAAAATGCAAATGCTAGGCGGTAAATCTCATGGTGGACAATCTGAACCAAAGCAAGTTAGTACATCACAATCACAACCAGCATGTCAGGCGCAGGGTGTTGAAGATATGGATGACGACATTCCTTTTTGAGAAGAACCAGGATGTAACCTGTAGTCAGGCGGGCGTCTTTCGATTAAATAACTTAGGATCAGGAAATGATAACAGATGAACAGATTCAGACTTTTATTGATCCCGATGGTAATCTTCTTGTTGCTCTTAATAATGCCTATCAAGCAGGCGTAGAAGCCGAGCGCGAGGCGTGCTATGTGATAGGCAATGGAATTTATTTAAAGAAAATTCAGGGTGCTAGTGATGAATATATGACTGTCAATGAAATGGCTGTGAATCAATATCAATTAGCTATCCGAGCAAGGAGTAACTAATGCTAGATTACAGCGAGATTATGCAAGCCATTCCACGGCTACAACGTGAGCGAGACGATGCTTTGCGGAGTGAGGATTGGCGCAAGGCGGTTAAACTAACTATTGCTATTAGTAAAATTGATAGTTTTTTAATCGAATGGCTTTATAGAAAAAATTTTGGCGATACGAGTAAATAAGCTATAAGTTTGATTTATAACTTTTTTACGATACTTGTATGGACAATGATTAG